GGGCGCATGGCACTGCGGGGTGCCTGACCGTGAGCACCGCGCAAGCTGCATTCCTGGAGCTGGGCGACGGGTTCGGCACCACCTTCGCCCGGTGGCAGTCCTATGCGATCGATCAGATCGTGAGCTGGGATTCCCAATCCTGGACCTATCAGCAGCTGGATTGGGCAGGCATCACCTCAGGCCAAGCCGTGGGCGATCAGGCCAGCATCACCCTGCCGGCGGTGCCGTCGGTCCTTCAGCTGACCGAGCGGGCCAGGGCGGGCGCCTGGGTGGCCACACTGCGGGTGATCCAATGGGATGAAGAGCTGAGCTCCACTCCACCAGCCAGCGGCTATGTCCTGGCGGCCAGCTGCGTTGGCCAGGTGATCGGGGCCGGCGGCAGCCTGACGCAGATCACCTGGAAGCTGGGATCTGCTCTCTCGCCACTGGGAGCGCAGTTCCCGCCGGTGACGGCTATCACGGCGCTGATTGGGGTGCCCTGCCGGTTATGAAGTATCCAGACGCGAGCAGGATGCGCTATCCCGACGCCTCTAAGGCGTGGGACCCCAAGGCGCGACGTGTGCTCGAGGCTCGGCCAACGTCAGCTCCAGCGGTGGCACCCGTCAGCGGAGCGGCTCGGCCGCCAGCAGCTCGCGCCAGCGTCGCTGTCGCGGCGACTTTCGCCCCTGCCGCCGCCGCCCAATCCGGCAACCTCCCGCCGCCGGCCGCCGCCGCCGCCGCCGCCGGTAACTCGCCGCTGCAGGTGCCTCAGGCGGCCATGGTCGTTGGCGAGCCGATCCCGGTGATCTGGGGCCGGCGCCGCGGTAACGTCGGCGGCGTTTTGGTGTTCCCCCGGGCGACGGAGGCGAGGTTCGAGAACACCTCCACCACGGTCACCAGCCGCTATCACATGGTGATCTGTGATGGTCGGCTCCCCGATATTCAGCGCCGGGACGTGAGGCTGGGCGAATGCCGGATCGGCACCTTCTCCCAGAATCATTCCCAGAGGGCCGGATCCTGGGCCCCCGGCAACTTCGTCACCGCGCAGACCGGCTACTCCGTCCCAACCTTCCCCACTTACACCGGCGGCGGCGGCAACTACCAAGACCTGAGCACCTTTGAGGCCGGGGCCACGTTCACCGGCGGGTCTGATGATTGGCGCCTGGGCTGGAACATCTTCCTGCGCGGCGGCACGATCGTGGAGCGCGGGCGGCTGCTCGACTCCACAGTGGCCAGCTCCGACAACATTGCCGACCTGGTGCTCTGGGCCCTGCAGCGCAGCGGCCAGGTGCCTGATGCAATGATCGATTTCCCCAGCCTCATCGCGGCTGCCAGGTTCACCGAGGCCAACGGGCTCTGGTGCAACGGCGAATTCAGCGGCTCGGCCAACCTGGGAGATTGGCTGATTGGAATCCTGCCGCAGTTCCTGTTGCGTGAGACCAGGATCGCCGGGCGGTTTGGGCTCCGGCCGCTGGTGCCCACCAACAGCGACGGCACGATCAACACCGCGGCGATCGCCCCCGCATGGGTCCTGACCGAGGCGGCGATCAAGCCCGAGAGCTATCAGATCGAGTTCAGCGACGCGGCCAGCAGCAGGCCCACTCCGCTGGCGATGCTCTGGCGGCAGCAGCATGACGACACCGATGCGCCGATCGTGCGGACGCTGATCGTCGGCGATCCCAATGCGCCAGGGCCACCCGAGCAGCACGACCTCAGCCAGTTCGCCACCAGCGAAAACCATCCGGCCAAGGTGGGCGCCTATAAATTCACCCGTCGCACCCTCTCAACCCACGCCGCCTCGGTGGTGTTGAAGCCCGGCAACCAGACCGGCCAGATTGTCGAGGGCGACATTGTTCAGGTCTACCTGCAGGTGATTACCTCTAGGGAGCCTGCAAGCGTGATTAGTTATTTCTACGTGGTGGAATCGATTGGCCACAACATCGCCGGTGACGAGACGTTGAGCCTCAGCCACTTCCCGGTCGATTCCACTGGTCGCAGCCTGATCGCCTTGGCGGTGGCCGCTGCGGTGGGCACCGGCACGATCCTCCCCAGCAATCGAACCGGCAGCAGCTGCGACCTCCCTGGAGCAGCAGCCGACACCAGCGTGCCAGCCAAGACGACCAGCGGGACACCGTTCAGCGCCAGCAGCGCCGCCGGCAGCAGCGGCGGGGGCGGTGGCGTGATGCCAGGTGTTGATCCATACGGCGGCAGCGGCGCACCCACAGACTCACCACCGGCGCCAACCCCTGGCACTGGCCCGCCGACACCAACCACCGGCGGCCGGGTTGCCAATGGCGGCGGCCTGGTTCCTCCCACGGATGGCACCAACTCAGCCGGCGGGACGGCGCTCTGCCCCAATGGCTATGCCATGGTGAGCGGCTACTATGTAACCGCTACTCAGGCCTTTGGAAGTTTCGGCGGCGCTAACTACTCCTTTAGAGCATCAGGATTCCCGACTTTTACATACACGGGGAAAGCCGATAATCCAAAAAGAGAGTATTGGACTTTAAGCTGGTACGATCCTATTACCAGCATAAGCCACCAAGTAGTAGCTTTTAGTGTTTTTTCTGAAGCAATTACGGTTACTTTTGAAATCGCAGCCACTAGCTACTCTTGTGAACTTGACGACGGATCAGCCGGACCAACTCTGCCTTTCCCGAGCTGATGGCCACCTTCCCCGCCCTGATCCCATCCGAGGCACCCATTGTCCCCGGAACCTGGCCCACCACGGCGCACAAAAGCCTGAACGGCGCCGAGTCCAGGATCCGGCATGGCTCAGCACCGATCGGCGGCCGCTGGAGCCCAGCTTTCGTCAACATCACAGAGGCCGATTACCTGGCAATCCTGAGCCACTACCGGGGGCAGCGCAGCGGCTTTGATCCGTTCGGGTTCAGTGCCACCACGCTGGCCGCCGATCGCACCCCGGCCGGGTTTGCCTGGCTCTACGCAGGGCCACCGCGGGTCGTCGATCAGCACCCGGATTGTTTCACGGTGCAGTGCGAGTTCAAGTGCGTGCCGCGGGGGCTGGTGGTGGTGTCGGGTAAGGCGTGGCGAACTGGGGCCACAACGCTCACAGTGGGGACTAGAGATGGCGGAATTGTCTACGGCCCGACGGTTGCATTTGTCACTAGTTCAACGACGCTGACGGTAGGGGCAAGATACGCGGCGCCTTATCTTGTGGCATGGTGGGACACTTCAGATTCGGCGGCGCGAACTGTTGTAAGCGGCAACGTGTCGCAGCTTGACGACAAGTCAGGCAACGGTTGGCACCTTTCCCAGAGCGACGCCTCATTGCGGCCTGCATTGGCAGCAGCTTCGATCAATGGACTAGACGCCATGGAATGGCCGTCTACCGCTGGGGGTGGATTCGGAGGAGGAAACGCTAAGCGACTGTTTACCAGCCGCTCCGATGTTTTTATTGCTGGGGAAGTTTATGCAGTTGTTAAATACACAGGCGAAGACCTAAACGGGTCGCCAGGCCTATTTAACGCAAACGATAATGGGTCTAGTCAGTGGATCGGTGGCGTTTTTGCTGCTAATTCATTTGCTACATCAACATTTAACCAGTTTTTCCTAAACGGTGGAAGCAGCGATCAAAACGGCAGCCTTCTTCCAACAATGGCAAGCACCTGCTTAATCCGTGCGCGCCTCAGTAGCGGCGGCATAGTGTCAACAACGTCTGGCGTTGCGCTTGGCATGGACCGAGACTATGGATTCTTTGAGCGCGGCTGGCGTGGCTTCATCTGCGAAGTGAGGGTTTACTCCGAACCATTGTCGCCTGGCGATAGATCCACGGTGATCAACAGCATGCGCAACAACAAGTGGGCAACACCCATTGTTGCCGATGGAGTGGCTTGGGTGACCAGCTTTTCTACATTCACACCCGGAGGTTGATCATCTTAGCCGGCTGTGATACCTAACCTGTTCTCAGACTCCCGAGGCTGAATGGCCAGCATCATTTACGATTCCTTCCTGGCTGACATGGCCAGCGGAGCTGCCAACACCTCGCACAGCTACAAGGCCATGCTGGTGACCGGCTCCTATGCCGAGGATCGGGGCGCCCATAGCAAGCGCAGCAGCATCACCAGCGAGGTCAGCGGAACCGGCTACACCACCGGGGGCGTGGCGGTCACTCTCACGGCCAGCCTCAACACCACCACGCACGTTCTCACGCTCACAATCTCGGCGGCCAGCTGGCCCAGTAGCACCATCACGGCGCGGAAACTGATTGTTTACCGGGCCCGCGGCGGCGCCAGCAGCGCCGATGAACTGGTCTGCTGCATCGACCACGGCACCGACCTGGCGAGCAGCTCCAGCACCATGACCTGGAACGCCAGCACCTGGACACTCCCCCTCCCCGCGCCGGTCTGATGGACATCTTCCCCTCCATCGAGCCGCTGGAGCGCTCCTACGACCTGGGGGCGCATCCAATCAGCACGGCCACCTTCAACAACGGCGACGAGACGCGGTTCCTGCATGGCACCGTTGCGGTGGACGTGCCCATGGTCCTGCACTTCCCGGCCCTGTCGCTGACCAAGGCCCGGCAGATCACCGGCCACTTCGACGCCCACGGCCTTACCAGGTCGTTCACGATTCCGGTTCATCTCTGGCGCATGCACAGCAACCGCTACGACGTGGTGCCGATCGGGTTTGTGTGGCGCTATTCCGGCCCTCCGGAGGAAGCCCCATTGGGCGGGGGCCTCTACGACGTGGCCGTGTCCCTGCTCTCTGTTGGATGACCCCATGACCAACCCCACCACAGCCTCAGTCCGCGCCGCCGTCGAGCACGCCGTCAAGGCTGGCAGGCTGGAGCTTCATCAGCTGGCTGCGTTCTCGGCCCTGGATCAGGCTCTAACGCCTGAGCAGCGCCGCGCCTTCACGGCGGACTGGAGAACCGCGGGCAGCCCGGCGGCACCCCCCAAGCCGCCAGCGCCCGAGCCGCAGCGGGTCGGGTTGTTGGGGCCGAAGAAGCGCCCCGACCTGCGGCCCGGTGATCACCACCTGGTGATGGACGACCGGGCCGAGACGATCGCCGCCTTCGATCACAAAGGGCAGCAGCTTTGGAGGGTGGCGGCCCTGGCGCGGGGGCAGTCCACCGAGACGGACTGGAGATCGCGCAGCAGCGACACCCCGCCGGGGCTTTATCGCGTCGGCGCCATCTATCGGGATTACGAGGCTAATCCGACCACCAGCTTCTCAATCGATCGGCGTTCCTATGGGTGGTTTTCGTTCGACCTGGAGGGCATGGAAGGGCAGGAGGGGCCAGGCAGCCGGGACGGACGGGACGGGATCATGATCCACGGGGGCGGCACCGCCTGCGGATGGCCTGGCGCCTGGCTGCCGCTGCAGTCGCTCTATCCGACGCTCGGCTGCATCCGGATGCACAACAAAGACCTCAGGGATCGAGTGCTTCCCTTGACTCAGATGGGGACCATCTACGTGTCGGTCTGGCAGGAAGGGGGCTGATCGGGCTCCACCTCCCCATGCGGCAGCAGCCTGGCGGCCACGTATCGATGCCGCACACCGCACTCCCCGAGTCGCTGGTTTGCCCGGTGGACTGCGGCAGCGGTGGCATGGGTCGAGTAGAGCACCGCGCCGGTGTCGCGGTGGAGCAACGCGTAAGCCTCGACGGGCTCGTCAGACTGTGGAGTCTGAGCTGCTGTGGCGGTCATGGTTGAGGGTGAATCTGTTTGGCTCGATCCCGATGTCAGCCCATCGGCGGCTTGGCATTTTGAGGCGGCCCGGCGGGCGGTGCCGCGGCTCTCGCGTGAAGAGCTGGAGCGGCAGCTCACCCTCAGTCTGGCGGCCCAGGTGAATGGGGCCCAGGCACTGAAGCGGGTGCTCGGGCGACTGCTGGAGCTGGAGGCACAGGTGGCGGCGCTGGAGCGGCCGGGCCGTGGCGCTATGGGGTGGCTGCGGGGGTTGAGGTTGGGAGGGTGAGGCTGAGCTGACAGCACTACACCGGCCGGCATGGCTCCAGCAGAGGCGGCGGCGGGGATGACGGCGGCGGCGGTTTCAGCTTTGGCTTCCGCCTCACTACCGCCACCGGCGCCGCCTCCCCCCGCATCTTGGCCATGGCGATGGCCAGCAGCTTCCGCACTTCCCCCTCGGAGATGGCCTCCTGCTCGGCCAGCTGGCGGAGATGCCGGGGATCACCATCAAGCCCCCAGCGGGCCGTAACCAGCCGGAGTTCAATGGGGTCCAGGCACAGCAGCCGCGCCTCCAGCTCCTCCGCATCGAAGCCGGGATCCGGCGCCGGGGCTGCCAGCGCATCACCCAGCAGGCCGCCGTCGTCGCATCCGCCCGGCGGGGGTGCATCGAGCGAGTAGCAGCCGGCTGCGATCAACAACAGGTGATCAAGATCCTTGATCGACACCTCAAGCGCAGCGGCCAGTTCGACCCGGGTGGGCGCGCGGCGCAGCTCAGTGGTCAGGGTTCGCGTGAGCGCCTTGGCCCGGCACAGCAGGTCGGTCCGGCCGGCGGCGATGCGAATGGTCCGAGCGCACCAGTCCACATCCCGGCTCAGGGCCTGACGAATCCACCAGTAGCAAAAGGTCGAGACCTTGTACCCACGGCTGGGATCGAACTTCTCGATTCCACGCTGCAGGCCGATCGCGCCGGCCTGCAGCAGGTCCGGCAGGTCTGCGTCGGGGATGTAGACCCCGAGCAGTGGCCGGCGCAGCCGGGTGACATGGGCCACCAGCCGCAGATTGGCCGTCACCATCCGGTCACGGGCCCGGAGCCCGCGCCGGATGGCCGCCCGGTGCTCTGGGTCTGGCTTCGCCGGGTCTTCGACCGTGCCCTTGGGATGGTCCTGCCACCGACGCACCAGGCTGCCGAGGTGCAGCTCCTCAGCAGCTGTGAGCAATGAAATCCGGCCGGCCTGCCCCAGCCAGTGGCTGATCATGTCGTCGCCGGTAGAGGCCATGGATCAGGGCGGCGAGGGGCAGATCAGTACCGAGGCCACGGCGAGCACGATGGCAGGCAACCACAGGGTGGGGTGCATGAGCGCCGCGGCCAGGGCGGACAGGGCCGGCAGGATCGCCAGGACTGCAGGGCCGGCAGTAGGCCTGTGCATCAGAAAGGGGGCTCTTCGTCGGCGAACTCGTCGGCGGGTTCGGCGGGGCCTCCGAGTGGAATGGCGTTGCGCTGCCGCTCGGCGCTCTCGTCGTCGCGGTAGGCGGCCTCTGCGGCATCGATCCAGCGGGCCTCCTGGCCAGAGACCAGCGACAACGGGCCGTAGAAGCCGAGCGTGGCGCTGCGGGGCACTGCGTCGGCGTCAGCTTGCGTCCTGATCTCGGGCCCCTTTGGCGTCCCGTTCTGGTCGTACTGCTGCGCTTTGTCAGTGCTCATCAGCAGCACGTCGCCGACATTGAACCTCCCTCCGCGGTGGCTCTTGCGGGCTTCAATCCAATCACCGAAACCCTTGGCCTTCAGGATCACGCGAACCCGATCACCGGGGACCGGCACGCCTGAACTATCGCCAATAGCGGCCACCATGTCGCCAGCAATGGCGACGGCTTGGATGACCAGTTCTTGCTTAAACTTGGGGCGCCCGCTGCGATCAACGCCGTTCGGGATCTTGACCATTTGCTGTGTGCCGGGATCCTTGCGAAGGCGATCACGCTGCTCCCAGCGAATAACGGCGAGCTTGCAGGACTCGCCAATGCGCTGATGCTTGACGATGGGATAGCTGACGTAGTTGCCGGAGTCGTTGATTTCAATAGCCATGTCAGATTCAATCCAGAGGGGGAAGAGGTTTGAGACCCGCAGCCAGGCGGATCAGGTGGTGGGCCGCACCGGCCCGGCTGAGGCGGTGCTTTTTGGCCAGCCTGAGAACAGCGGTCGCGGCGTCAGACCGCAGCGTGACCATGACGGTGAGGGTTTTCTCAGCGCGCTTTTGGGCCCTTCCGTAGACCCGCCGGCCATAGAGGACCGTGGGCCCATCGGGGGGCGGCAGTGAGCGGCGCCGGGGCTTGGACTCGGGAGCCTGATCATTCACCTGATCATCCATCGGCGTGCCACTGCCAAGGGGTGGCCGGGTGGGCGGTGAGGGTCATTGGCACCAGCTGGCAAACGGCCAGGTTGATGCCGAGCCGCTGCACCCGGGCGGCGGCCACGTGGGGGTCAAGCAGCCACCATGCCCACTCCAGCCGGTCGGTCCAGATCCCCTGAGGGTCCAGCCACCACCCGTTGCGGTGCTGCACCACCCACACGTGGCGGGTGATCGAGGAGCTCTTGGAGCTCTCGCAGGTGGCGTTCGAGGGTGTCGATGGATCGGGAGTGGTGAAGCAGGGGGCCGACCAGATCGGGGCGGGCCCGGGAGCCAACCTGGTGTTGGAGTCGCAGTAGCTCGGACTGGTGGGCATCGGATTCAAGTTGCAGCCGGTCGATGGCGCCGGTCAGGCGGTTGCGGGAATGAAGCGGGTTCATGGGGCCACGCCTCCGGTGGCTTCGATGCTCCAGCGATCACAGAACTCCATGTGCCGAACCTCGGTGATCAACGGGGCAATGGCCCTGGCCTCTCTTGGCACGCGGAAAGCATCGCGGAAACTGATCTTGAAGGCCTTCTGCTGGCCAGCCGACAGCGCATTGACCATCTCGATGCAAACCTTCTTCTGCTCATCGGTGAGTAGCTGGGTTGCATCGGGCCCGGGATCGGCCACCACCTCAGCCACGACCGCGCCACCGGTGGCGGCGGCCAGAGATTCGGCGGCGGCCTGGGCGGGTGAGGGGGCGGGGACGGCAGCAAGCTGAGGCGCTGGCGCTGCAGTTATGCGCGAATTGCATATGTTGTCAGGCTCGGAAGCCTGAGCATCAACAGCCAAAGGTTCAGCGGTAGGCAGAAACGCAGCACCGTGCGCCAGCGGGTGCCCAAGCAGGCCCAGCAGCGTGGCCGTGATCGATTCGCCGTCGGCGCTGATCTCGGCCCCGGCTTTGTGACGGAGCACGACCTCAAAAAAACCGGGCTCCGATGGCCGAGAGAACCAGGCAAGGCCGTGCTCGCTGGCGCGGCGGACATCGGCAATGATTGAATCTTCGTGCGGGCCCTTCTGAAACTCGGCCAACGCTGCGGACAGCGCGGCGTCAGCGTCAAAGGCCCTTATCGCCAGTTCAGTGGAGAGGCTTGGCTCCATAGGTGGGGTGCAGACCCTTAGATCTTAAGCCATCGGAAGGCTGAGCGGCAAGGAATCCGCGTGGCAAGGCTCAGGACTCACTCCCCCCCCCGCCCGACAACGACTCGCGCCAGGCAGCCAGCCACTGCTCAGGCAACCAGCCCCCGCCATCGGGGTTCCACAGGCCGGCCAGCTCCTGGGCCGAGAAGGCATCGATACCCAACGCGACGCCCTGCCATTGCTGCCGCAGCTTGGGCGGCGCAAACCCGCCGATCGCCATGAGCTGAGCCCCTCCGGCACCAGCGGCCCGCGCCGCCTCACGGGCCTGATCGCCCCAGCCGGCGCAGAGCTCGGCAGCCTGCTCGTCATCCAACTCGGGCAGGGGGGGGGCGGGCAATGGGGCCAACCAGCTCACCGCGGGCAGCAGGCCCGCATGGCAGCTCCAGAACTCAGCAGGGCCCCATGGTTCACCGGTGCTCTCGCCGCAGATGGCCCGGCTGCCCTTCAACTGATCAAGCAGGTCCCGGCTCCTCACCCCCTTGAACTGCTGTTCGTGAACGAGCCGGTTCAGGTTGGCCAGGCTCAGAAACACCACATTCCGCGGGGACCGGGTTATTCCGCGCTCCAGCTCGCTCAGGCCGCTGTGTCTGATGGTCTCCTCCAGGCCAGCTTCGGTGGCCCACCGCTTAGCGGTGTACTGCGTCCAGCCGTTGACCGATCGCCAGCGCCGGAGCATCCTCCCGAACTCAACGGCGGCAGCGTCCTGTGTCTCCCGGATCAGGCTGTACGTGCTTTGGGTTTGCGGGTTCATGGCGTGGAGGCTGGGTGTAGATCAACCCTAAGGTCTGAGTCCTGCAAAGCCTGCTACCAGTTCGGATCTGCGGCAGCTCCACATCAGGCGTCCGATGGTTGACGCGGCGGCGGTGCAGGGCTCAGACTTCCGAGCATGAACACCCAGGCACTGGGCCAGATCGTCACGGCGATCTCCGCCCGCTACGACGCTGCTACAGCCTCAGGCGAATGGCCGTCGGTGCCTGCGTGGTCACGGTCACCCGCTCGACCGTTGCGTGCAGGATCTCGCGCAGCTCATCAGCCGTCGCCAAATCAAACCAGCGTGGGTCGCTGATCCGCTGGGCCAGGCCATCGTCCACCGCCGGCCGCTGCAGGAGCAGCTCAAGGCGCTGCTGCTTTGCCGCGATGACGCCAGCCAGATCCGGATCTCCCAGGGCGGCCAGCGCGGCGATGGACTGCCGCAGCTCCCTGGCCTCTGGCGGCTCCTGGGTGCTGACCGCTGCCGCCAGCCGCTCGCTGGCTCGCTGGCTCAACTGCTCGATCGCGTAGCGCACGATCACGTCCTCTCGCGTGCCCCGGTAGAGCTGGCTGCAGAGCGTCCCGCCGCATTTCAAAGATGGCACCGTCCGGCCGCCGATGTACTTGAGGCGGCAGCCGCACTCTGAGCATTCGCATAACCCAGTCAGCAGTCGCGGGATCGTGGCGGCGTTGTGCCCCCACAGCAGCCGGTTCCCCGCGGTCACCCGCTCGAACTCGCTGAACTGGGCATGGCTCAGCAGCGCCGGATGGCGCCCCCAGCTGATCTCCTCGTAGGTGTGGTTTGCCTGCTGGCGATAGCCAATGCCGCCGCGCAGTGTCGGATTAAGGAGCCAGGCCCGCACCCCCCGGCAGGAGCTGAATGGGGCCAGATCGCGATTGGCCTGCAGGGTGGGCGCCATGCGCCAGCGGTTCTCCTGTAGGTGGCGGATGAACCGCTGGGCCCGGCCGAACTCAAGCGGGTGTGGCTCCAGGGCCAGACGGTCGGCGCGCAGTTGATAGCCCCAGCACGGCCTTCGCATCGGCTTGCCGATCGATCGGCCCTCGGCCAACGCCGCGTTTACCCGTTGGCTGATCTTCATCGATTCGCCCTGCGCCAGGGCGGCGCGGACATAGAGAAGCAGGAGCTCCTCAGCGGTGCGGGCCGATAGGCGCCCATCGTCCCGAGTGATCACGGTCACCCCGGCCCGGTCGCACAGCTGCACCAGCCGCACCAGCTCCGGCGCATCCCGGCCCAGCCGATCGGCCCGGGTGGCGCGGACGACCGCGGCGCGGCCGGAGGCGATCAGGGTCAGCAGCTGACCGTAGTCGGCCCGGTCCACGTTCAGACCTGACTCCACGTCGTGGAGAACCGGATCGCAGCCCTGCTCCACCAACCAACGCAGCTGCCCCTCCAGAGAGCCGAGCTGCTCGCCGCTGCTGGTGCTGACCCGGCCGTAGCCGATGTGAAGCTGAATCATGCGGCGGACTGTACTCCGGTGGACACGCAGGCTCGCGGCGGTGTACTGCGGGGTATAGGATGATCGAGTCGGAGCGATCCGATCGCCAGCCGGCCATAGGCGTCAAACCGGGCCGAACCGCTCCCAGTAGTCCGGGAGCAAACCATTCTCAACCGATCGGCGAGGCACTGAGCGGCCCCGGTTGGTTCCGCCACCACCGAACCGATGACCACCACCTGCCTCACAGCATGGGCCCTGGCCCTGCTGCTGCTCCCTGTCCTGCTGCTCACCTGGATCCTTGAAACCGACCGCGACCGGGCCCGCCGTTGGCGGCGCCAGGGGCTCAGCCAAGCCCGCATCGCCGATCGGCTGGGGTGCTCCCGCTGGCGGGTGCGGCAGCTGCTGGCCTGATTGCGACGATTCGTGAACTGGCCACCGATGGGCAGGGCAGACCGTCACGGATGGGTTACAGTATGTGCATCGGGGGCGAGAGCCACCCACCACCCACCACCAGCCATGACCAGCACAACCGCAAGCATTCAGCAAGTCCAATTCCCCGACCACGTTGCGGGGGAGCCTTACAGTTTAACCCGCGAAGAGTTCGTCAGATTTGCAGGATTACAAGAGGATTACGAGGCTTTTCTGGACGTGCTGCAGCGAAAAGCAGCAGGCGGCAGACTGCCTGGAAATGGGCACAATTACGCGCCCGAGGTCCAGGCCTTCTGGGCCGCCATTGCCTCACTTGAAGCGATGCGCAAATTTCGGCAGGATGATGGTACCGGTTTCTGCGAATCTGGCCTGATCATGGAGATTGAGCGCGGTGCACCTATGGATTGGTTTTACGAGTCCACTTCTGGCACACGCTTTAAAGTGCTGGAATGGAGGGAAGAGCAGTATGACCGCCCAGAAGATTCATATACAATTATTGAATTGCCTGAACCGATTTTTTCGGTCACGATTCCAGTCAATCGGGATCAGCCGGGCCGCAGCCACTACGAAGCCCTGCGACGGGGCGGGAGTTATCGCGACTTTTGACCAACACCTCACGGCCTGCCAGAGCCTATCCGGCAACCCATCCCCCCCCCGCCTTCCCTCCAATGGCTTCCTGGGTCGTCTCCGTCGAAAACGCCAATCCAACCAGATCCTTTGTCTGCTGGGACCCCAGCACCAACCTGCCCCGCTTCACGTTTCAGCGGCCTGATGGCGTCAGCTTTACCGAAGCCGAAGCACTCAAAAACCGCGCAGACATCTGCTGCGGTGGAACCCTGCGCATTGTCAGGATTGATGACTGACCCCACCGCCGCCGACAAAACCTTGGCGGCCATTGCAGCAAAGGCTCAGCACGCCGCCAACGGCATCGTGAAAGCATTTAAGCAGGCGCAATTAGACCCAGAACGCGCTGCCCAAATCAAAGATCTGGCAACGCGCCTAAAGGCAATTCGAGATCGCGACCATGCCTGACGACCCCACAGCTCCCGCCATGAACCTACGAAGCTGTGACAACTGCGGCGTCGTGCTTGACGCTAACAAGCTAATTTTTCCTGATCAAAAGAACTGGTGGCGTGAAGACGGAACCTACGACGAGTCCATGTCAGCGTGGGATTCCTGGACGATGACGCAACGGGCCAAGATTCCATGCCCAGCCTGTGGTGCCAACATCCTGGCGCTGCCCAGTGAATGACCCCACCGCCGCCGCCCGCAGCCGCCGCTACCGCGAGCGGCAAGCGGAGCGGCTGCCCCCCGTGGTGCGCATCCCCTGCCAGGGCTGCGGCACCCTCCACACCGGCAAGCACGACCCCTGGTGCCAGCGCTGCTGGCTCAGGCTCACCCCCGAAGGCCGGGCCAATGTGGCGGAACGAGTGCGGCGGAGCAGGGCCCGGCGGCGGTTGGCTGATGACAATTCGTGAACCGGCCATCCTTTGGCAAATCGATCGCCGAACCACAGGCGACCCGTCTGCAATGCCGGGCGCCAGCTGCACACCGGGTGCGACTCCCGGAAGCGCATTTCCAAGCCCAACAAAAAACCCCGGCCGCTCGAACGGCCGGGGTTGATCTCATGCACCCACGCACTCGCTCAGCCTACCAACTCTGAGCCCGGCATCCCGATCTCTATCGGCCCCTCCTCGACCATCCGCCGCAGGCTTTGCAGCGAGGCTGCGGCGGCGCCGCCGCCCTGGAGTCCCTCCAGCATCAGCCCGATCAGGCCCAGCACCCAGGTTCGCTCGATCAGCTGGCCCCGCTTTTCGGCCGCCTGGCGGTCGGCAGCGATGCGATCCTCCGCCATGCGGCAGCACTGCTCGATTGCCTCGGCACAGTCGAGCTCCATCTGATCCATCCGCTCCACGGCTGCAGCCGCTCGCTCTTCAGCGGCAGCCATGAGCCCCTCGGCCTCCCGGCGGCGAGCGGCCTCCTCGGCAACACCACGCAGCAGCTGCTCAATTGCCCCATCAATGATGTCGGCTGCGGCAGCGCTCATGGCGCCTTGGCCGCCATGTAGGCGCCGCAGCCGCGGGCCCAAGTCTGCGTTTTCGTGGCCTCTTCGATGCCCAGATTGCAGCTGCCGCAGCGATGCTCACGCCCCGAGCCCGATGGCGCGTCCCACTGCACGCAGCTCTGGCACCGGCGGCGGGACTCCTCCAGGGTCATCCGGGGCAGGTGCGGCAGCACATCCGGGTAGCGAATGCCTAAGCGGATCCTGCGGGCTGCGTCTGCCTTGATGCCGGTGGCCGCGGCGATCTGGGCCAGGCTCAAGTCGGGCGGCTGGCTGAGCACGCGCAGCACCATCTCCTCAGGGGTCATCCTGCTGTCGTTGTCGGCGTGGAGTTTCCCGGTCCGAATCTTGGAGACGGTCTGCCGGGAAATGCCTGTCCGGCGGGCAATCGCGCCACCGGTTTCGGTGCTGCTGAGGATCTCAGCCACAACCTCGGGGGACAGGGGGGATTGACGGCTCATGTCATCGCCTCCCGCCAAAGGCCTGCGGCGGCAGCACGCACCCCCTCTGGTGCGTCTTCGGCATGGGTCCAGACCGCCTCACTGGCATGAAGCCCATCAGCCTCAGGAAAGCGGCGAGAGCGCCAGTCGGTGTAATTGTCATCTTCACCGCTCGGACCGGCGCGATAGGCCAGTAAGCGGGCACGCCTGCCAGTGGCGGCAAAGGTAACCAGGTGCCACTCAGCGCCAGCAGGCCTGCATGAGTAGGCGCGGATGCTCACGACGCCATCTCCTCAAGCGGCCACAGCGCGTCAAGCTGCTCCCGGGTTGGCGGCGGTGGCACCGGCAGCGGGTCGGGCTCAGGCCAGCAACTGCAGGTCAGCAACCGCTGCCGCAGCCGCTCGCGTTGCCCGGGGGTGATCAAGTGCGTGAGCGGGTCGAGCACCACCGCATCAGGGCCGGCGCCCCAGTCGGGCCACCGATCGCAGCCGTAGGACCAATGGGCGCCATCGGGCGCGGTGGCGGCCCACAGTCGGTCGAGTTGACCAGAAGGCAGCCACCAGATCCACAGGCGCCAGCCATTGGCCATGTCCACCCGCTGCGTGGCCCAGTCAGAGGTAACCGGCACAGGCCGATCAGCCAGCAGCGGCTCACCCTCGGCAGCCTGAGCCAGCACGGCCGCCAGGGCGGCGCGGCTGGGTGGGGCGGGGGGTTGCGTGGGGTCGGTCATGGGAACAGGTTGGGGAGTTGTCG